TACCGACCTGAGCAAGTGCAGGAAATAGGAACACCAGCGAATAGATTAAAGCCACCTAGCCGAGAACGTGAAGCACTTATAAGTAAATATCAAACTATGTTAGACGAGTGCAGAAACGATGGAGCAAAAGCAGTTTTAGTAATGATTTTAAACGATTTAAAATGAAAGTAACAATTAACCAGCAACGCAAAGTAGATAAACGCTCCTTACTAGCTGACATAACTAAGGCATACGAGCGTAACAACGATGTAAACCCACGATACTTAGCTGAAGTGCTAAACTGCGATTTAAACCACGTTAGAATAGTTATTACTAACATTAAGTATAAAGAAGCTAAAGATGTATTTAAGCCGTATAACGTTGCGCTACCAGCAACACGTGAAGCAAGGCATACAGATAGCAACAGGTGGCACGACATAGAAGAGGACATAAAGGAAGTAAACGTAGATGAATTATATAAACAAGCAACGAGATGAAAAAAAGTTATTTTAAAGTTTGGTAGTGTTAATTTAATTACTACCTTTGTTAAAGTTGCGAGTTCAAACATAGGCAACAAAAGAGACTTATTTAAGCTCCGTAATGAAAGTACATGAACTCTACTGGATTTGCGGAGCTTTATTTTTAACTAATAAATAATAAATACAATGCAAAATTTAGAGATTAAAGAAGAGTTTAAAAAGTTGATACCGCCTTTGAGTAAGGAAGAGTACAACCAGCTTCAAACAAATTGTTTAAACGAGGGAATACGCGAAGCTATACTAACGTGGAACGGGTTTATAATTGATGGGCATAACCGTTATGAAATTGCTAAACGTTGGGACTTAGACTTTGAAACGGAAAGTAAAAGTTTTAAGGATGAGTTAGACGTTAAAATTTGGATGGCTTATAACCAACTTGGCAGACGTAACCTGCAGGACTTTGTAAAGGGTGAATTAATGAAAACGATTGAAGAATTAGAAAGGCAAAAAGGTAAAGAAGTTTACAAAGAAACAGTAGGTAGACCTAAAAAAGAATCGTTGTCAATTATTGACAACAATTTAAAACACGACACACGAAAAATAGTAGCGGAAAAACTTGGATGGAGTACGGGTAAAAAAGCACAATTTGATGTAGTAGTAAAAAAAGCACCTGAAGAAGTAAAAGAAAAATTAAGAACTGGAGAAGTAAGTATAAACCAAGTTTACCAAGAAATAAAGAAAGAGGAGAAGCAACAGATAAAAACAGATGAAAGACACAGACTTGCTGAAATAGGTAAAACAAAAAAGATTGATATTGATTTTAGACTAGGTGATTTTGAAGAAGTTTTTAAAGATATACCTGATGGAAGTATAGACTGTATAATTACAGACCCACCATATCCATATGAATTTATAGATGTTTGGAGTAAATTATCAAGAGTCGCAAAAAGAGTTTTAAAGCCAAATGGATATTGTATTGCTTATTCAGGACAAATGTATTTACCTGAAGTGATGCAAAGAATGTCCGAAAATTTAGATTATTATTGGACTTTTGCAGTATATCACGAAGGACAAACACAAATAGTTAATGGTATTAATTTAATGTGTAGATGGAAACCAGTATTGATATTTCAAAATGGTAAAAAGAAAATTGAAAATACTTTTCAAGATTATTTTATTTCAGAAAGTAGAGAAAAAAACGGACACGATTGGCAGCAAAGCAAAAGCGGAGTAGGTTATTTAATAGAGATGTTTACTAAAGAAGGTGATACTATTCTAGAGCCATTTGCAGGAAGTGGTACAACTATCATTTGTGCTAAAGAAAAGAACAGAAATATTATTGCTGCTGAATTAGATGAAAAAACGTATAACATAGCAAAAGCCTTATTATGACAAGAAAAGAAGTAACAGGAATTAGGGATTTAGGTTTTAGTAATTGGATTAGAAATAAATTACCTGACTCATCTACTGGTTATTCAGCTAGTGATTTAGATTTTGTGTTGTGGAATTGGAAAACTAAAAAAATTATTTTATTAGAAATAAAAACAAGACTTTCTATTCCGAGAAAAGGTCAACACGAGATGTTTAAATTAATAAATAAATGGATAAAAAATGGTATTGATAATGAATGGACTTATCTTGGCTTTCATTTAATACAATTTGAAAACGATGAGAATTTTTATAATGGCAAATGCTATTTAGATTATAAAGAAATATCAGAAATTGATTTAATTGAATATTTGAATTTACAATAATGGCAGAAGAAAAGAAATCATTTATTCTCTATGTCGATTTAATCCACACAATAGAGAAATTACCAAACGAAGATGCGGGAGAATTGTTTAAACATATTTTAAGATATGTTAACGATAAAAACCCAACTACTGAAAATATTTTAGTAGATGTCACCTTCGAACCTATTAAACAACAGCTGAAAAGAGATTTAAAAGCATGGGAAGGTTCTAAAGAAGAAAAGTCTATAGCTGGCATAAAAGGAAACTTAAAGCGTTGGAATAGTGATTTATACGAACAAGTTGTAAGCGGAAAGATAACACTAGATGAAGCGCAAAGTATCGCAGAGCATCGCAGAACATCGCAACACGATAAAGTGCCATCGCAGAGCATCGCAAAAATCGCTGTAAATGTAAATGATAATGTAAATGTAAATGTTAATGTAAATGATAATAAAGAGATATATATGTCTTTCGACCATTTGTCAATAACAAAAGCAGAATTTATTAAGCTAAGCGAGAACTATACAGAAAAACAAATTGATGCTATCTTAGAAGCAATACAAAACTATAAGCCGAATAAGAAATATACTTCGCTATATTTGACAGCTAAAAACTGGCTTAAAAAAGAATACGGTGAAAATGGCAAGAAGTCAACAACAACAGAAAGGAGGGTACATTTATGATAGAGCGTTTTGATTGGGAACAAATAGAGGTGAGCGGAAGCAGAACGGGTGACAAGGTTACGACTTGCTCAGTATGCTCACACACTAGAAAAAAGAAAAAAGATAAATGCCTATCGGTATCGTTCACACTAGGGAAAGCATTTTGCCACCATTGCGGGGCGGTATCATTTGAGGACAACGAAAGACAAGCGCAAAGCGTGAAGGTCTACGAATTACCTAACCAAGATTGGCACAACTATACGGCACTATCTGACAGCCTAGTGAAGTGGTGCGAGGACAAACGTAGAATAAAGCAATTGACGTTAATGCAGTTTGGAGTAACTGAGGAGAAGCAATACATACCACAAGTTGGTAAAGAACAAAATTGTATAGTATTTAATTACTTCGAGGGTGCAAAGGTTGTGAATAAGAAATACCGAGACGGCAAAAAGAACTTTACACAATCCAAAGGAGGTAAGCCTATCTTCTACAATATCAATTCAATCGTAGGAGCGGAAAAGGTCTACATAGTAGAAGGGGAGTTCGATGTACTTGCAATGTATGAGGCTGGAATTAAAACAGCAATATCACTACCTAGCGGTGCAAATGATAACGACGACTACTGGAGTAACTCTAAAGAATATCTAAACGAGGTTAAAGAGTTTGTGATAGCAGTAGACAACGACGATAAAGGGTTGTTAATCCGTGAGAAGATAGCGCACCGACTAGGAAAGTACAAATGTAAGTTTATCGAATGGAAAGGAAAAGACGCTAACGACGATTTATTAAGCGGTGATTTGTTTAATTCTTTGTCAAACGAACAACGCTTTCCCGTAGATGGAACATTTAACTATTACGATTTAGAAAGTGATATTCTAGGATTATATGAGAGTGGAATTCCTAAGACGATGAAATTAACAAAGCCATGCTTTGGAAGGATTAACGAAGTGTTTAGCACGATGCATGGACAACTGACAGTTGTTACGGGTATTCCTTCACATGGTAAGTCTAACTTTTTAGAGTGGTACTTGCTTAATCTAATCGATGAACACGACATTAAAGCTAGTGTGTTTAGTCCTGAGCATAACCCTATGGAGTTACACATGACTAACTTTATTCAAAAGGCAGTCGGTAAGCCATTCTTTGGAACGGTTGACGGAGTGGAAAAGGTAACAAAAGAAGATATAAAACGTTTTGGTGAATGGTCTAAAAATAGATTGTATCTAACGGGCGGGGGTGCTGGAGAGGTTGTGGATTGGGATTGGATATTTGAGAAGTTTAAAGAACAAGTGTTTGCCTTTGGTATTAATGTGTTCGTAGTGGATGCGTGGAATAAGGTACAGATGCCAAAAGGTTTACAAGGTAAGGATGGAATAGACCAAACACTAACGAAGCTAACAGCGTTCTGCCAACAGAATAATGTGCAAGTGTTTCTAGTTGCCCACCCTACCAAGATGAAAAAGAACGATAAAGGGGAATATGATTTGCCACAGCTTTATGATGTCTCAGGTAGTGCAGATTTTAGAAACCAAACGCATAACGGATTTAGTGTATATCGTAATTTCAAAACAGATAACGACGAGGGAAGCACAGATTTTTATAATCTAAAAACTAAATTTGCTTTTCAAGGCGAGATAGGTGGCACGATAAAATTTAGATACCATTTAGCAACGGCACGATATTACGCGGATGGATGCGCTCCTTACATATTTGATTTAACAGAAAGCGGAAAGGTTGAACCGATAGACTACAACCCTGATGAATTTATAGAACAAAAAAAACTTACACCGAATGAAGACTTTGATTTTGACGGAGGAGAAGATGCCCCCTTCTAGAGCGTATGAAGCAACTAAACGAGGTAAAGGAGTTATTATGAAAGCTAAAAAGTGTAAAGTATGTAAAGAGAAGTTTGAGCCATTACGCGCTTTGCAAATGGTATGCTCACCACAATGCGGATATGAGTACGCAAATAAGCAAAAGGATAGCGACTGGAAGCAACGCAAGGCAAAGATGAAAACCGATTTAATGACACGTTCAGACTATCTTAAACTAGCGCAAGTTGCTTTCAATGCTTACATACGTGAAAGAGATAAAGATAGAAAGTGCATAAGCTGCGGAACGTACAACGGCAAAATGAACGCGGGACACTACATGAGCGTAGGCAGTACTCCTGAGCTTCGCTTTAACGAGGACAACGTACACAAGCAATGCGAACGCTGTAACACTTTCTACTCAGGTAACTTAATTAACTATCGGATTGAATTAATAAACAGAATAGGTATGGAACGTGTAGAATTTTTAGAGCGTAAAGACCACGCACCTAAAAAGTTAACTATTGACGAGATAAAAAATATTACATTAAAATATAAAAAACTTGCAAAATAACTTGCGTATCAAATATAAACCATTAACTTTGCATAAACAATTAAACTTTTAAACATGAAAAATTTATTTAAAGCAGTTGCTGAGTTTCAGCAAGAAGTACCAACAATTCACAAGGCAACAAAAGGCTACGGCTATTCTTATGCTGACTTGCCTACTATCTTTGAGAAAATTAACCCATTACTTAAAAAGCACGGCTTAGGCTTCATGCAACATTTAGGAAGTAAAGAGGGAATTAACTACATTGAAACAATTATATTTCATATTGAAAGCGGCGAGAAAGTAAGTAGTGAAGTTGCTATGCCTTACGTTCAATTAAAAGGTATGAATGACTTCCAAAGTTTTGGTAGTGGAGTTACTTACTTTAGACGTTATGCTTTGAGTTCAGCTCTTGGTTTAGTTACAGACGTAGATAACGACGCGTCGGGCGAACAAGAAAAGAAAGTAGTAAAGAAAGCTAGTTTAACAGCTCAACAATTCAACAAGGCGGTTAAAGCTATTGTAGAGGGTACTTACACAAAGGAGGAACTTATAGAGAAGTTTGAGTTAACAAGTGAACAAACTAAAAGCCTAGCACAATGAATAAAGAAAATATTATTAATAAGCTCACTTTGTTAGAGACAGCAGACTACAGAAAGAGAGGCTTAGGGTTAACAGGAAAGTACACACACGAGCCAGCACGATTTAGAAGCCAGTTAGCTGATATATTCGAGAAGCTGAGCGATGAGGATTTAACTAAACTATATAAACTAAAAACGGAAATATGAAACAATACTATTGCCATGCTTCAGGTGTTGGTAAAATAATGGCTAACCCACGAACAAAGTCAGAGCTTTTAAGTAAGACTGCAAAGACTGCCGTAGAAGAACAATTCTTATACAACGAGTTTGGTATTAAAAAAGACTTCTCTAACCGATACACTGAAAGAGGTACTAACCAAGAGGACGAAAGTATCTTATTCTTTTCTAAAGTTACAGGTAATTTCGGAGTTCAGAAAAACGAGGAACAATTTAAAAACGATTACTTTGTAGGCACTCCCGACATTATTACTGATGATTCTATTATAGACATTAAGACAAGCTGGGACGCTACTACGTTTCCTTGGTTCGATAGCGAGCTGCCGAATAAAGATTACATGTATCAGTTATTAGCTTACATGGACTTGACTGGTAAGTTAAACGGATATGTAGCTTACTGCTTAATTAATCATGCTGAGGACGCTATACAGGATGAGATAAGGAGAGAAACGTGGAAACTAAAAGCTATCGACCCTACAGACGAGCAAGCCTTAGAGATAGAGCAGAAGGTTAGAGATAAAATGCAGTTCGATAGAATACCTGAGAATTTACGTGTAAAGATATTCGAAGTACAATACGACCAAAACACGGTAAACAAAATGAAAGAAAGAGTAGAGGAGTGTAGAGAGTATTATTCTATGCTTGAAAGTTCAATAAGTAAATTAACAAAATAACATAAAATGGATAACAACACAATTTTTGCAGAGGGTTTAATCGTTAAGAAGAATGAGAACGCGCCTAGTTTTGTCTTATGCAACCTATCTATTAAAGTAGATGAGTTTGAGCAATTCATGAAGAAGAACGCTAAGAACGGATGGGTTAACCTAAGTCTGTTAGTTGGTCAGTCAGGGAAGCCGTACGCTAAACTTGACACGTACGAACCAAAGGAAACACCACAACAGAAAGCACCTGAGCCGATAATCGAGGAAGACGACTTGCCATTCTAACCTAAATGGGGCGGTGTATTGCTGCCCCTTTGTTTGAATTTTTAATTTTTTGAGCGTTGGAAAAATATTTTTAAAAAAACTTTGCATTTTATTTGTATATTAAAAGTATTGTAGTATCTTTACCATGTAAACAAAAACAAATAGACATGAAAATTTTAAAAGCAATCTCAACAGAAGTAGGAAACGAAGGTACAGTTTTAGGAACAAATAAAGTTACTAAAATGATTGACAACAAAATGACTGTTATCTACTTAACTAAAGAAGAATTACACAACAAAATTTATAATTCAATAGTAGATAGTTTTATAATTAAAGAATTTGAAATTTAAGATAAGCAAATGCGGAAACGCACCCGAACAAACACGGGGCTTGTTTGTAGTTTATCGCTTGAAGATATGACAGCACGGAAAGACGGCATTTATTTAAAACTATTAAATATGACTGAACAAGAAGTAAAGAATTTTTTAAAAAAACATGGGGCTGGTGTTGATGATAGAGTCAATGTTCCTTATGGCGGTATTTTTTTATGGAGATTTTTATTAATATTTAGAGATGAAGTAAAAAAAGAAGTCACAGAAGAATTATTAGATAGTTTAAAAGATACATCTGTTCACGAATTTTATAATAAACAAAATGGAGATTAAAAGAGCTGAATACATAAGTAATCAATCAAAGGAATTAGTTAGGTTATCACGTAAACGTAAAGACTTACATAATCGAATGCAAAAAGATTTAAGCGAAACTACATTTAAGAATGTATGTGCAGACTTAGACCATACAATGATGGAAATTAGTAAAACTTGTGAAAGAATAGGTTTTGTTTTAGGTCATTTAACTTTATTTGAATTGATTGAAGAGTATCGACCTAATGGATGGCAAACTTACAAAGGAGTTAAGGAAGAAATGGAAAAAATTAAATTTGAATACTAATGAAAATACCATACCAAATAAGAATAGACGAAGACCTTTTAGATAAGGTTAAGAAGTCAGCAAAGGATAACGAGCGAAGTGTTAACGCTGAAATACGCTACTTGATTAAATATGCGTTGGATAAAAAATAATTGCAGCTAACGCCAAGATAAGCACCCGCGATAGTGGTGCTTAATAAAAACAAATAATAAAAACAAATAAATATGAAAACAATTAAAAAAGTAATATTGATTTCTTTATCAATATTTTTAACAACTAACACTTTTGCACAGAGTAGAGAAAACAAAGTAAATCTAAAATTTGAATCAAAATCGGAAAAATTAACGACAGCGATTGGTTGGAAATTGAACCAAGAAACAGGGAAATGGATAGACAATAAAAACGTTATTGAAGATAGAAATTGCCCTGCATATTGGGTGAGTTACGTTTCACAAAACTTTAAATGGATACAATTTTCAACGATTAAAAATAATGGGGTTGATCTTTATATTTTATTATATGAACGTCAAGGTGGTGAGTATAAATATCCAAGTATAAGAGAAGATTGGGAACCTAATATTCAAACTCATTTTTTGGTACTTGATTCGACAGAATATAAAAAATTGCAAGTTGCCATAAAAAGTAAAGATGCTAAAGATGTAAAAATTTCTTCCAAAATTTCTGGTTCAATGTCTGACAGATATAAAATTTTAGGAGGCGAACACCTGTATAATGAAGAAAATTTATTAGCAAAAATTACAATCGCATTAGCAAAAAATGGATATTCTGAAACGTGCTTTATAATAAATTCTCAAAATATAGATGGTGTCGACGTTGTTCGATTTAGATTACCTGGATCTTGTTATTCTGCTGAAAAGGATATGAAAGAAGCATACTTTGAGGTGAAGTCGGAAGAATTTTCTAAAATATTAATAAAATAAACAAATGAAAAAAACGAAATTATGTTTTATTATTACGGAAGAAAAAAGAAAATAGGAAGTAAGTATAAAGTGACGAACAAGGTTATTATTATAGAGCCATTTGCTGGGTCTGCTGCTTATTCATTAAGACCTGAGAATATAAGTAAAAATGTTATTTTGTTTGAAAAATCAAAAAGGGTTTATGACTTATGGTACTGGTTAATAAACCACGCTACACACGATGATATAATGAAACTCGGATATATTAAAAAAGGAGATAAAGTAAGAGAATTTATTAAAATATTGCACTCTGCATCTAAAAGAGCTTTTGACTATAAAACGATAACAGTAACAAGTGTTATGGAAACAAATTGGAATAGTAACTTACCAAAAATGGCAGAATTAGTGGGTAAAATAAAGCATTGGAAAGTTTATAATAATTGCTATACTGAAATAGATGATGTAATTGGTAATTTAGATTGTTGTTGGTTTATAGACCCACCATACAAAGGTGATGCTGGTATGGGATATTCTCATAGTAGTAAAAACATTGATTACAATGAATTAAGTGAATGGTGTAAAAATAGAAATGGTGATGTTATCGTTTGTGAAGGTTCATATGCAGATTGGTTGCCATTTGAAAAACTTACACAACAAAGCACAATAAACGGAAAGAAAAACAGTGAATTGGTTTACTACAAATTTGGTTTAATAGACTAACGTAGCCATTGCATATAAAAACTAAACAAATGAAAAAAACAGAAGTATTAAATTTATTTGCAGGAATTGGGGGCAATAGAAAACATTGGAAGGATGTAGAAGTAACCGCAATAGAATATAATGAGGAAATTGCCAATGTTTATAAGCAATTACACCCAAACGACAATGTTATCGTTGCTGATGCACACGAATACTTGGCTAAACATTGGAGAGAGTTCGATTTTATATGGAGTAGCCCACCATGCCAAAGCCATAGTAAAGTAAGAATGATGGCAAGTAAAGGTGGAAGTTATGATGCTGTAATGCCTGATATGAGATTGTGGGCTGAAATAATCTTTTTGCAGAACTTTACAAAGAATACGGATATAAAGTTTGTAGTTGAAAATGTAAAACCATACTACGAACCATTTGTAAAACCAACAACAAAACTTGGTAGACACTTATTTTGGGCAAACTTTGAAATACCACAAACTGAAATTAAAGATGGACTTACACATAATGAAAGAGGAAGTTCTGAAAAAGGTTATTTCGATTTGCGACCATATAAAATGAAACATAGAAAAGACCAAATCATTCGTAATTGCGTAGACCCAAATGTTGGAGAGTATGTTCTTCGGTGTGCGTTGGGAAATAGCAGATAACATAAAGATAGTCATCCGCGCTAGTGTTAACTAAAAAATAAACAAATGACAAAGAAAGAAGTACTAAAACACCTTGACGAGTTAGTACAGCCGATGATGCAAAGTAAGCACCAATGGACTACAGACGAAGCAATAGCTATGCAAGTGCAAACGTTTAGAACGTACAGGCTAATAGCACAAAAACACGGTGTACACGAAACAACGGTAAAAAGAATGTGCGAAAGGGTTATTAATAAATTATTATTACTATCTTTGCAACGTTCATAATTTTAATTGTTTAAGGGGAAGTGTAACAACTTCCCTTTTTTTATTTATATTTGTACGCATGGAAGCAATATACAAGCAGCATAAGAAGTGGGTTAATATAGTTAAGAACTTGGGAGGAGGGGACTTTTCTGAGGACATAGTTCAGGAGATGTACATTAAGCTTATGAATATCGAGCTTAAAAAACAAACAGCGGACACTTTCGTATATTATATATTACGCAACATGACTTACGACCTACACAGGAAGCAAAGTAAAGTTTGTAAGATAGATTTAGATGAGCTGCGTTATTTATGCGCGGAGGGTAGCGACAGAAAAGAGGAACTCGAAAAGATACACCAAAGAATAGAACAAGAAGAGGAGAGCTGGCACTGGTACGACGAGATGTTATGGAAACTATACAAAGATGGTAGGAGCATGAGAGAATTAAGCAACGAAACAAAGATAAGTCTTAGCTCAATATTTCACACTATCAAAACCTGTAAAAAGCGGATAAGAGAAAAAGTGGGAGAAGATTACGAAGATTTTTTAAATGGAGACGACGAATTATTATGACGAAGAGTAAGGCTTTAGGTATACTAGACAACTTTATAGATAAGTATCCTGACTATGAAGAGATAATTTTAAGCAAGGACATCTACACTAGGATAGGACTTGACGAATACAAGGAACGTAAATTAATAACCAGCCCTTACATACCTAAGAGAAGTGTGTACGGGGTTAAACTAGAAGACAATGGAGAAGAATGATGAATACTACAATAGCCTTGATAAAAGGACTAAGGAATTCAAAGAATGGAAAGAACGCTTTAACGAGGCTAACGAGGAAACATCTAGCGGTTTAGGCGATACAGTTGAACAGGTGTTAGAAGCAACTGGTATTGCAAAGGTAGCTAAGTTCCTAATGGGAGACGACTGCGGCTGCGATGACAGAAAAGCGAAACTCAATAAAATATTTCCTTACAATAAACCTGAGTGCTTAGAAGAGAACGAGTATAACTACCTAGCTGACTTCTTTAGCAAGCCTAAAACAATGATTAAACCCGACGAACAGAAGGAACTCGTAAAAATATATAACAGAGTTCTTCACTACGACTTTAAGACTACAAGCTGCGGAAGCTGTTTTAGAGGAGTACTAAACAAACTACAAACTCTTTTCAATCAATATAAATGATGTACTACTACATAAAGTTCAGTAAGTCGGTAGGAGACATGGATTTGATGCGAGAGGTAATAGAACACGTAAAACACGGACAATATATAATAGACTTTGTAGAACACTTAGAAGACGACTTAGACGTGGAAATAATAGACATGGATAGAGAGCAGTTCGATATGCTGTTAAACATGAATTAAAAGTTTATAAGCCTATATAAAATATTGTTAACAACAATTAATAACAATTATATGCCATTTAAAAAAGGACAGAGCGGAAATCAAAACGGAAGACCAAAAGGAGCACAAGATAAACTCATCAAAGAAGCGCGAGAGATATTTATTGAAACGTTAGAGGGTCAAGTTCCAAACATAGAAGACGCGTTTAAACAAGTGCTGAAGGAAAGTCCTAGTAAGTATTTAGAACTATTTGCTAAATATGCTCAATACTTCGTACCAAAGAAAACGGAAAGCGAAATAAAGGGGGAACTAACTACTAACTTTGATTTTAACGAGACCTTAAAAATGTTAAGGAGTGATAAAGATTAACGAAAAGTATATAGTATTTGACAATGATTCGCGTTATTTTATATGCACAGGTGGGCGTGGTTCGGGCAAGTCGTTTTCTATTGGATTACTTCTTTGTCTTCTAACTGCTGAGCCTAATCACGTTATCCTTTTTACTCGTTACACACTTAGAGCAGCTGGCATAAGTATTATACCTGAGTTCCTGGAGAAGATAGAGCTACTAGGATGGCAAGATAGATTCCATATAACCAAAGACGAAATAATTAACAAGCAGTCAGGCAGTCGTATATTGTTCAGAGGTATTAAGACAAGCTCAGGAGACCAAACAGCTAACCTCAAATCATTGCAAGGTGTAACAACGTATGTACTCGATGAAGCCGAGGAGTTAACAGATGAGAGTATCTTTGACAAAATAGATTTATCAGTAAGGCACAAGAACACACAGAACAGGGTAATACTAATAATGAACCCTAGCACTAAGGAGCATTGGATATACAACCGCTTCTTTGAGACGAGAGGAGTACAAGAGGGAAGCAACGTTACAAAGGGGGACACTACCTATATTCACACAACCTACTTAGACAACTTAGACAACCTTAGTGAAAGTTATATTAATCAAATAGAAAACATACGCACGCGAAGACCTGAGAAGTTTAAGCATCAAATACTAGGAGGCTGGTTAAACCGCGCTCAGGGAGTTATATTTAGCAATTGGACAATAGGTAAGTTTGAGCAAGCAGCTCCGAGCGTATTCGGGCAAGACTTTGGTTTCTCAGCAGACCCGACAACTTTAGTAGAGACAAGCATAGACAAGGTAAACAAGAAAATATACATAAAACTGCACTATTATAAGCAAGCGTTAACAACATCACAGATAGCAGAACTAAACAAACGATTCGCGGGAAGCAGTTTAATAGTAGCAGATAGCGCAGAGCCTAGGTTGATAAGTGAACTAAGCGTAAGTAATAACATAGTACCAGCAATCAAGGGGCAAGGCTCAGTAACTTACGG